AAAGAGTACTTCTACAATCTGTCCGTAAGCTGCAAGTACTTTAGTCTTAGTTACTTTAACAAATACCTTAGACTTCTCAGTTGAAGTAAAGCTAACGTCTGGTCCGTACAGACCCCTATAGTTACGATAGGCTTTAATCCAACGCTGCTCTTCAGTATACCTTGCAGTCTCAGCTTTGTAGAAACGTTCTTGAACGTATGAAACAATAGAACCTACAGGCTCATCACTTCCAGAACCTTCTTCAGAGTCTTCAATGAAGGACACTTCTGAGTCATCCATGCTTACTTCTTCGTTCAAGATGTCATCTTCTTCCATAGTAGATCCTTAGTCTAGTATCCAAATTGAGGGTCAGCTGCCTGAAAGCCTGTCCTTTGATCAGCTGAATCAAAATCAAACAGGTTGCTTCTTGGTCTTGTCATAACTCCGTAACGTAAAGCATCGTATAGGTGGTCTTCTGCTTTAGTGTCTACATCTTCTGGGTTATTCTTATCAAGAGGAATGGCTGGTAGCTGGGCTATTGTGTTAGTGCAGTTACTAAAGAAAACAATCCTTGGGCTTTCTGTAAAGTCATCAACCTGCAGTCGTCTGTGTATCTCATTCTTACCTGCAACACGTGAACCTTTTGATCTATCTGATGGACGCCAGTGGCATCCTTTTATAATCATAGACTCTGCTAGGCTTGGTCCTGTGTCTCCACGTTTGTGCCACAAAGAACTGTCAAGAACACCATACTTTATTTTGTCTCCTGATTCAAGGTCTAAAATGATCTCAGCTAAGTCTGTAGCTAAAACTTTAGATACGTACAGTTCCCTGTACACAATCAACTGTTCGTCTGGTGCTATTGCAATCCAAACAACCCCAGTATAAGATCCATAACCGTAGTCACAAGCCCTAAACCTAGGCCAATTATGAGGTATATCATAAGGATCTACTACGTGTATCCGTCTGTTAAACTCAGGAAAGGCTGCCCCTTCATTAATATCCCAGTCACCCTCTAGTAGTTGTCGTCTTTGGTGTTCAGGTAGAGAGAGTAGGTTAGCTTCGTACATACCATCGTCTGAAAGGTATGGATTATCAAACAGAGTAGCAGGAATAAACTTTCTTTTAAACAGTGGTTCTCCTGCTCTAGTGTGTCCCTTAGGCCAGCAGATTGTTTCACCTTCTGCATCTGTAGCCCAGTAAGGCTTTCCTGGTTCAGAGGGATCAATAAAGGTTCGTTTTACCCACTGGTGTCCTGGTCCACCTGGGTTACTTGTTGCCCTCATGTAGAGAGGTAACCCTGATGCTTTAGTAGTACGTAATCTTGAGCGCATATATGTCCACGCATAGCTTGAGTCCCATTGCGTCAACTCATCGAAGCCAATCCAATTAAAAGCCTGACCTTGGTATCTCATAACGTCATCGTCACGGTCTAGGTAGGACATCCATAGTGTAGCTCCACTTGGTGCTATCCATGTCTTGTCCCTCTCCATAAACTTAATACCAGGTATTGCTCTGGGGTAGAGTTGTTTAGAGACTGAGATAAGTTCTCTTAGTTCTTCAGTACTACGACGAACTAAAAGCATACTAGCATTAGGGTTATTTAGATAGCGTACAGGGTCAGCAACTAAGCTATAACTCTTTCCACCCCCAGCTGCCCCACCATATAAAACCTCTTGTTCAGTCGCACTTAGAAATTTAGTCTGTGGTCCTGCGTTAGGTTGAAAGATAATTTCTTGTGCAACTTCAACATCGAAGGGCGCTGGTTTAACTGTCGCTGGTGTCTTCTTCGACCCAAGGGTTAACGTCTTCCCAGTTTTGTCGTCCTTCAATAGTTCTTGTGGCTCTACCTCCGATACGTTGCTTTTCGATTTTCTCCGCTTTGGCTGCCGCCTCTTTGTACCGCCTGGCATACTGCCTAGAGTTGTTGGACGACCTACGCCTTTTTTCTTCGATTCGGACACGTTTATATAACCCTACATGTGAGATCTTTCTACCAGACTGCTTGGATAGCCAAAGGGCTACTTGCCTTACACTGTACTCATTGAGAAAGAGTTTTGCTTTTTCTAGAAGTTCTAGTTCTTCTGGAATTGGAATAAGAAGATCTGGATCATCCTCGTCTTGTTTATATCCAAAGGGTATGTGTCGTCCTATTCGTATGATGGGATACCATTCACCCATCTCTCCTCTCAAAGGTATCCTCCACTCTACCTTATCTGGATATTCTGCTTTACTTGCTCTTTTACTCATCAGACTCCTTAGAAGGCAGGATGAAGAGAGGTTCTGAGGTCTTCACTTCTACCTTATCTGTCTTAGTAAAACCTGCACGATCTAGTATATCTTTAGCTGCAAGCATCTTTTCTTTAACGCCTAGGTCTGTAGGGTCAGCCATTACGCTAAACATAGTGTAAGCAGCCTTAGTTGATGACTGAGCAATAAACTTCTTAGTTAGTTCTGCAATCTCATCTATTAAGGAGCCTGTTACGGAAGAGGCAGACGTACCTTCAGCGTACCCAGAAAGCTTAACTGCTTTAATCGGGTCACCTTGTGCTTCATCAAAAAGAACGTCTAAGAACTTTTGTTGCTTGTCTGTTAGTTGACGTATCATTAAGAGCAGTCCTTACTGTTAAATTAATTCCTATTTTTTGGACTAGCTAGTTTAAGAGGATCACCCCTTCTTTTTGTCTGTCCCTTAAACTGAACACCTGATGAACTCCTAGGTAATCCTAGTTTGGCACGTTCTGTAGGGGTCATAGCTTTCCATTGAGGCTTTGTGTATCGTTTGGCACGAGAAGCTGCAGCTGACTTGTCACCAGCTTTTGCAGAATCAATTTGTTCTTGGGCCGCCCCACCCTTTGGTGATAACTTGGGTGCTCTAAGACCAGCAGCCCTCATATCGGCTAGAGTTTTAGAACCTGCCTTAGACTTTTCACGGCGTCTTGCTGCACTAGTAGGAGACTCTATGTCAGTCCTACGCTTTTGTAATTCAGATGAACCAGAACCACGACCACTACCAGTACTTGGTGTAGGCTTTGGTGTAGGCTTTGGTGCAGCTCTTTCTTTTAAGTCTTCTGCAAACACTGCAGCCATAACCTTACCATCTTTATTTGTATAGTAGAGGGAACCAGCTTTCTTAGCAGCAGAAATAGATGAATACTTCTTAGCTTTTTTCTTTTCATCTGTAAGAGATACACCCTTACTCTTTAACATTCTATTTAAATACTTTTGTAATGTTTCTTTAGCCATAACTTATTTACCTTTTCCTTGAGTTGCTGGCACAGAAGCACCACAATTAACATAACCACCTTTTCGGTAGCCCATTGGAGTAGACTTGGGTTTAGGTGTCATAGGTTGAGGAGCCATACCCATAGTATTCATATTAGGACTAGCCTGTTGAGGCATACTCATATTGTTCATCTTTGGTTTGGCTTGTGGAGCCATACCACCATTCATATACCCAGACTTCATAACTACTCCTTAAGAACATTCACATTTGTTGCAGGGACAAGCCCTATTAAGTACTGCACATAAAAGACGCTTAAGATATTGTCTCATGTTTTTTTCCTATACGGTTTTACTTTAGTTGCAATTTTCTTAGGCTGAGCTACGTTCTGTTTACCAGCAGCAGTGCCTTTACGTTTTGCCTTAGTTGTAGAAGCATACTCAGCAGAGCTAAGAGACTTTATAGCTTTCTTAGGGAGGTATCTTTCACCAGTAGCTTTTGGACCTTGTGTGGAAGGCTTACCACTCTTAGTAGTCCAATCTTGCTTCGTCCAAGACTTAAGACTTTTTTGAGACTTTTTTAGTGCCATCAGCTTTAGCCTTTGCTGTTTTACTTAAATCTTTATAGTGAGATAACTTTACGCTTGTTTTGCCGTGGCCCTTACCAGTGTGCAAGGAACCGTCAGGCATCTTGTGAGTAGCGCCCTTGTGCTCAGTACCATCCTTCTTATAATGCTTTACGCCCTTCACGATGTGTATCCTCCACCTTTAGCTTTATACTGCTTAGCAACCATCTGGGCTTTCCTTGCACTCCACTGTCCAGAGCCTCCACCTTTGCTGCCAGCCTTAACGGAGGCCACAAGAGACTTACGCATAGTAGGCTTAGTATAGTTACCAGCCGCATTAACGCCAGACTTTTTCTTTGTTGTAGAACTTATCCCTGATTTCGCCACGTGTAATTCCTATATCTTTGAGCATTTGATCTGACATATTATTTAGTTGCCAGTACTCTACTCTACGCATTTGACTACGTTGCATTGCTTTGTAAAGTTTTTTAAACATGGTATAACTCCTTTATTACCAAGGACAGTTATACCATGTTTTATGTTATCAGACTACGTACAAGATTGCAACCCCGTTATGCAGTTACTTCTTCTTCTTGACCGTACCGCCATACATATAGCCACTCTTAGACATACCACCAGCCATCATCTTAGCGGCTGGTTTCTTCTTAGCCATGCCACCTGCCATCATTTTAGCAGCTGGTTTCTTCTTAGCCATACCACCAGCCATCATCTTGGCTGCTGGTTTCTTCTTAGCCATACCACCCATATTCATTTTGCCAACACCGTCAGCAGCATAGGTAGGAACCTTTTTGCCGTTCTTCATAGTCATAGGCATCTTAGCCATTTTAGTATTCCTTTTTTGTTTATGAAAGTATTACACGTACTAATGTACTTGAACCACTACCACGTCTATAGTTTAGAATAGTAGCATTGCCTATAGCTTTAGGAACTACAAGAGTATGTACACCAGCAGGAAGCATAATGTCATTATCAGTAACGTCAGCCTCCGCTGTTGCAAACCCAATGTCTAAATCATGACTTGTTTCAATAAGCACCATCTTAGCGTCAGTGCAAACTACGTGTGTAGTAGCGGTGTTACCTAGGGTAACTGCAGTTTCTACAGCCCACCCTAAGTTTTCTCCTACCAATGCTGCTTGATCAACCATTATGCTACCTGTACATATTCAATAACAAAGGTAAATGAACCTGCTGTAGTAGCGTTCACTGTGTTTGTGATATTACAGAAGATGTTACGTGCAGCTGCTGCGTATTGAACAGAGGCTGGGGCTGTCGTGCCATCCTGTGTCTGAAGAATTAACGCAGTCACTGTTACGTTACCTACAACAACTGTTGTACCAGCGTCTA